GGTGAATTAGGTTTGCAAGCACCCCCCTTGTCATTTTTGCGCAATAGTTGTTCTATTCGTTCATTGAAATAAAAAATGACCGCCCAATTAAGGGCGGTCTATAAATTCGGTTAGGCCCAGGAACCGTTATAATTGTGAAACACGTCACAAGCTCCAGCGCTGATGATATTAGCTATTTGCTCCTGGCTGTCTAGAGTGTTAAAAGCAAAAATACCAACACCAGAAAGAATGATTGGCTTGTCGTTTGTCTGGTCAATATTTTGAAACGCGTTATTTGTAATGAAAGTATTTTTGCATGACGTAAGACTCAACATATAACCGCCAATAGCAATTTCGTTAGTGTGATAGAAAGTGTTATTAGCAATAAAAATGCTGTCTGCTTCGTTATTACCGATGCCAGAAATAGCGAGAATGCTTTGTTCTGCGCTATCGCTACTGAAGAAATTATTTATAATTCTGACATTATCGTTTGTGTCACCAAGGGCAACTGTATTTAGTTCGCAATTGTTAATTTTAATTCCACCGCAAAATGAACCAACGATATTATAATAGTTTTGAAGACTGTCAATTTTCATAGAAGCGCAATTAGTCAAATAAATATCAGGCCGAAGTCCAATATCACCGAAAGTGGAACAGTTACTAATACTTCCGGTACAAAGGTCAAGCATAATATTACTATCAGTTTTCAAGCGGCAGTTTTTAATGTCCACCATGCGATTAGAGATTTTAACATGGTCAATTTCGAAGCCGTCCAATACAACTGTGCTATTTTCGTGGGTAAGCGATTGCAAGTCAAGGTTGACAAGCCTAGCGCTCATGCCGTTCTTGTAACTTGTAATTCCATGGAATGCACTGACCTTATCATTTGCGCCAAAGTTGTACACCAGCCCGCCCGGGAAATACAAGATATTTCCAGTCTGAGCAAGTGCGTTAAGCTTTTGCGAATTGGCAGTAGCGACGGCAGTAGTAGAGTCGCCTGCGACTAGGCTATTTTCACCAGCATTTGTGACGTCCACTACTACGCTTTCACCGCCTCCACCACCGCCAGGAAGCAGTTCAGCCAGCTTATCACCAGCGAACAAAAGCTTGCTAGTATTAGAACCTGTTGCGTCAGGGGCCGACACATAATTGAAATAGTCATTAAATTTGGCAGGGACTTGGAAGCTAGGATTATAGATAATGGATTTCCTAGCGGTGAGGTCTATGCCAGCCTTCACGTCGGCTTCGGACACAGGTTTAGCAACAATTCTCTTTCCACCTGTAAGAATCGTAGCGGTGTTTGTCCGAAGGTTGATTGCGCCGTCTCCGCTAAGCCCGGTTGTACCGGTGATTCCCCAATTGTTTGCCTCGTTGCTATCATGCAGTTTAAGATTTTTAGATGCAACATTAACTTCTGTAGGACCAGTTACCGCTACGGTGTCGGCGCTGGCATTAACTTCATTTCCGTGAATATCGATGGGCTTATTGTCTCCCTCAATAAACACACCCTGTTCACCAGCCACCTTAACAAAAACATTGCTTCCGTCCCTGAGCGTTGCGCCCTCGTCAGTTTTAACTTCTACCGCACTGTCTCCGTCTTTTACAAAAGCCCCGCTAGCATTGACTTCAACGCTAGTATTGCTTCCGTAAGCGGCTTTTACACCGTTGGCATTAGCTTCAATGCTAGAATTGCTTCCGTAAGCGGCTTTTACACCGTTGGCATTAGCTTCAATGCTAGCATTGCTACCTGAGGCGGCCTTTACGCCAGCGGGTTTGACAGTAATATTAGATCCTCCGCTATTAGCGGTTACGCTAGAACTGCCGTTGATGTTAACAGCCGGGGCCGTATCTGTGATAGAAGCTGTTGCGGTTCTGTTAATGTTTTTAGCAGTCTCAAGTAACGTTTCCTTAGGCCTTGTAATACTGTCCGAGCCGTGATACTGAATAAGGGTTTGGTCTCCTACCTTTAAATTAAGGTCGGGGTTGCCTTTTAGTGTCACGTTTGTTGCCATAATTTCATAAGCATTGGCAATTTTAGTGATTGTAACTTGGTATCTATTTTCACCACGAACAATTGTCCACTCTCCCGTACGGCTTAGATATGTTGCGCACGGCGCATTAAATTCGTCATAGAACTTCTGGTTAGTTGGTGCGCAGTCTCCAATGAATGCGCTGGAAATTGGATAAACAGCCTTATCGTCAAACACACACACAACACGCCCGGTTCCGGCTGTTGTACTCCTAACGTTAAGGTTGCCACAATGCGTGATGAAAGACAGAGGATTTGTCTCAATGTCAGGGTCAGCGGTACCACTAAAAACAAGGTTTTCAAAATTGTGACCAACACCGTCAGTCTCAAGGTGGGCACAACCAAGGTGGGTACATTCGCTAGTCTGATGAGATACCAGTTTAACAGAATTTGCGTTAACACGGATAAGCTCAATATAGTCTGCGTCGAAGTCAATGTTGGCCGGGTTGCAATGCACATTCTTCAACTTTGCGATCTGGCTACGGCCTGTAATTTTGGTTTCTGTTTTAACAACTTCCCCCGTGGTCGGCGTCGTGGTAGTGACGGTTTCATACGTTTCATTGGAGAATACCACAGTATTTTTCGGCGCAAGAATATAGACGGTATCGTCACTAGCACCAATAACAGGGTAAGACATATAGAGCTTTCGCGTAATAACGTATTTACCATCAGGGATAAACATGATACGATGATTAGCGTTGCAATAGTCAAGAACATTTTGGAAAGCGTCGCTGTCATTGGTAACGCCGTCGCCAATAGCGGCTTTAAGACCAGCAGGCGGGTATTTCACATTAACAACAAGATTGGCAAAAATAGTCTTGATATAGTCATTAAATTCTTCTGAATGCGCATACTTAATGACAGCTTCTTTAATGTAGTCAGGAAGTTCATTATGCGCCTGAATAAGTTCGTTAATTTTTTCCTGAACCTTAGCCAGAACCTCATAATAACTGAGGCTGTCATCATAAGCGAGAGGAAGAATTTTGTTGCACCAATATCTGATTTTTTCAACGTGAATAAATTCTGTTTTTTCGTTAGCCATATTTACCTCCTATCACCAAAGCCCCATGAAAAGAGGCTCTAGGTCGTTGATAATTAAGCGGTCAATATTCAGGAATGTTTTTCTAAATTCCTGCAAGGTTTTAGCGAAGCTTGCACCACCAGATTTTCCTCTAACAGTGTTAACATAATCGTCAGTTGTTGCAATATCGCGCTCAGTAGTTTGCGTGCCTGTGTTCTCTGTGGATGTTGTGCCCTTTACTTCGCTAGTGCCGCTATTGCTTGTGGTGTCAATAGTAACTCTATCTGTGAGTTCTTTTACAACATCATCATCTTTTGCTACGGTGTAATTGGTCAAGTAGTTCAAGTCTGTCAAGTTTTCTGTTCTGCCCTGCGGAGTGTCACTATATTTGTTAGTGCGGCTATTGGTAGTTGTGGTTCCTACGTCTCCACTAAGATGAGAATTAGCAGTTCCACTCCCACTTGTTTTACCGTCTTGCGTATAAGAGCCAGCCTGTTTGAGTGCGTCAGTTCGTGTGTCTGTCCCTTTATTAGTGCCGCTTCCCTTATGGGTTGTGGTCAAGTCAACATCGTACAGCGGGTTAAATTCAAGCAATTCGGATTTATAAAGTTGATTATAGTAGGGCATAATTTCATTCATTGTGGCTTCTAGCCACAGCTTCCAAAGCCCGACAGTTTCAGCGCAAATTTCCCTTGTATAGAAATGTCTAAGAATCTTGACTTCAAGTGGTAAACGGTATGCCTCATCAAAAATAGGGAAGTCAAAATCGAACACAAGAGGCGCGGCCTTAGTGAGAATTTCATTTACCTTGGAAAAACCTTGGCTCTCTTTATATCCGGCGTTTACTTCGCAGATATAGCGTACCTCAGTTGTGTATGTACTCATTCGGCCCCCTCCCCGTCTTCATTGTCAGTGTCGGTTTCAGTCTCAGGAACTTGGTAATCTTCCCTATAATCACACCAAATATTAAGCCCAAACATTTTGTTAATTGCCCTACAAGCTTCACGCCTAGATTCCAGACGGCTGTATCTGCTTGCAACCGTTCCACCGTGAGAGCGGATAACTTCGTCAGAAATAAGCCGTTCTTTCTTTTGGAAAGAAGTGTTTGAAATGCCCAGATACGTTAGGGCTTCATTCCATATCTGCGTTTTCAGTTCATAGAGCTGGGACGCGACATAAGGCGCGCCTGTCTGCAATGCCTTGACACCAGCAGTATTCAGATTGCGCGAACCGAAGATAAATGGCTCATTGCCTTCATATTGCTTATATAGGTTTAGCATTGTAAGGCGTTCCTGTTCATCACAACAAATGACGATTGGCGTCTTTTGTGCGTTTGCGTTAACATCAATTGCTCGGTCAAGATTCCACAGACGTTTACTGAACATCCGCACGTCAAGCATACTATTTTTGTGAAGATAGTTATTCCAAATAATAACAGAATCTTTATCGTTCAAACTTCTGTTGTAGCCGTTAGCCGCATAAGCGCGACGGTTGACAGGAACGCGATACACGTTCAAGCCGCCGCCCATTGCGACCTGTAATGCCAGCTCTCCAAGAGCTTCATCACGGAAGAATACAGCGGCTCCGTCGCTGAATAACGTAAGTTCAAGGAAACGTACGTCTACAGTGTCAGGCAGATTTTTCCATTCAAACATAGAAATTGCAAGCTCAGTCAGGCGGTTGTAATATTGCATGAAGTTTGCATTATTCATTGCCGCCTGTTCCCAAAATTGCTTTTCTTTAAGCTTCATAAGCTTTCGCCTCCTCTACGGTCATAGTTCCAGCCGCTACCTGGGCAGAGACAGGGCGGTTGTCTAGGTTGTACTGGCCGACTTCTGCGCCGTTTCTCCAGAACCGAATGCCACCGTTAAAAATTAGTTTAATTTTTTCAGATACACCGTTCGCGCAATAACCCGTAAGTTGGCAATTGACAGTTTTAACATAGTTCCAGTGAGGGCGTGAATGCGTGTCAGGGATTTTTACTGTTGCAACCTTATACCCAAACATATCAAAATAGTCATCTATTTGGTCAATGAGCTTAGGATTAACGCGCCTAGCAATGAAATTAAACTGCAACAAACCAGCGCTATACAATGTAGCAGAAGAACCAACGCCATATGCCATATTAGGCCGTTGTAATGCCGCCGCTACAGTGCCCACAAGTGCCGCCGCGCTGGCAAGTGCAACAGCACCAGCCGCAACAGCCCCAGACGCCGCCACCCCCGCTGATGCATCCATACTGGCGGCTGTAGCCCCGGCCTGCATATAGGTTTCGTTCGTGATCGAGCCAGCTATCCATGCATTAGCTCTAGCCGTATGCATTGCGTTTGCAGTTGCTTGTAAAGCTCTAGCGTCTGCGGTTGCCTGTAAAGCTCTAACGGTATTAGCGGCAGTTTTGGACGCGCCGCCAATAAAACCAGACGTGTTTTGAGCTAACCAAGCCTTAAAAGCGTCATTAGTATATGAGCACATAGGAAAACCTGTAAGTCCTATTGTCTCATACTCTCCATAACCGTTATAAGCTGTAGGGTACATAATTAGACCAGGAGAACAGGTACTATCTCCACGAATGCCGAAAGTGCAGTTGTCGTCATCGTAGAAATATTCGTATTTATACGGCACGCTGTCCCCTGCATTATTTACCACCAACAAATAGGAAAACGGATACGCTTTTAGTTTATTGTTGTGAACACTTGCTCCGTTGCTTCGCTTAATTGACGTGTCTTTTGGCACAGAATGATTGATTTGTTGCAAGTTGCCACCAACAGTAAATAAGAATCTTGGGGCGTAGAAAATACTAACGATTCCGTCGCTTTTATTTTTAGCCGCCGCCATAGTTACAAAGTCTTTAGCCGATTGTATACCTTGATCCGTTAAATCAAACATATTATAACATAGGCCAGTAAACAAGCCGTTAAATCTTCCCGCTACGCTATCAACAAAGTCAGTGTTGAAAGTAGCCGCGACGATCATCACTAAATCATTAACGCTAACAGGGGAACCGTATTTAGCCGATTCATAGTAATCTTGAATATCGATTCCTTCGTCGATTAAGTTTTTATAAAGTGTATCGTCTGCGACAGTTTCGCGCTCAACAAGACAGCGTTTAAGTGTAGTAAGAAACCAATACGTCTGGATAACGTCAATTTCATAAACGAATTCAGTAACCGCCTCATTGATATACTTCACGCCAGTAACAAAGGCATAATACCAATTATCGCTAGCGACATTAGGATTTTTCTTGCCGTCCCACGCAAGATAGTTCACAGTTTCACTCTCAGTGAAAGCAATCTGTAAACGTATTCTTCCCCTGCTTGGCCTTTGGAATGACTGGTTCGTAAATGTCTTGTAAACCAGTGTATTCATGTAATTTGTTTGTGCAACTACGTTAGCAAAGTACAGGCTATTTTCATAGTCAGGTCCACAAGGATAGCGGCGCATAAGCTTAATAGTTGTGTATGGTGATGCTCCCAAGTTTACACCTCCTTAGAAACTAAGGCCCCAGTTTCCCGGGGCCTTTTTTGGATTTTAGAACAGGGTATCTTTGAAGAAGGTAATAGTGTCGCCTACGTTCGCCGTGCTGGAAAGGGTTCCCTTGGTATAAGTGCCGCTGGACCCTGCCTTAGTGCCGACAGTATACCCAGTACCGTCAAGGTCAATCGCCGCCACGTAGTTAGTTCCGCTAGGCATAATGACCGCGCCATAGGGATGAACGGCAATTTTCTTGGTGGTGGCATCCTGCGTCTGGATAAAGCGATAGTTACCCGGCTTGAGGTTAGCCGCGCCAGTGGCAAGAAGGGTAAGAACAACATTGGAACCGTCAACCGACTTATCAAACACCTTGAAAGTCAGGCCGTCGGGAAGTGCGGTGTCTGCGCCGTCATCGACAAAGACAATGGCATTGGAGAAGGGACTGAAAGAGACAGTCTTCCAGACGTTGTAGAAGTAGTTCCAGTACATGCCGGAAGCGACGTATTTCTCCGTCATCTTATCCATGTTGTCATAGACCTGGAACCACTCGCCGTCAACAAGGACCGCCTTGACGTTCTTCATCAGGTCAAGTTCTGCCTGAGTGACTTCCTCAATCTGGTCAGAACCAGCCATAATGACTTCGAAGCGGTCGTTATCAAACGTGCTCCAATCGTCAATCAGCTTGAGCTTGCCCATGAAGTCGGCCTTATCCATGTTGAAGGCCGCCGCCAGAACATCAACGTCATATTCTGCATTGAAGTCGGCGTCCATGAAAATATACTGGTCCTGCTTCGGGGTTGCCGTGGTAACGCCAGCGCCATTGTAGTCCTTGGACATAAAGGTGATTTTGTTGGACGCCCCACGGAATTTCTTCGCGGCATTCTTCATGTCAGCAGAATCAAAGGCAATAGGCTTCATCTGGCCCTGCGTGATACCCTTAATCATCAGGTATTTGAACAGCAGGTACTCATCGTATTCAGCCGCAGTATACACGGCATCGACGATTTTGGCGATAAGGTCCTGAACACCCTGCATGGACAGGAACGCCATGCGAAGGTCTTCGTCCTGAATGGTGATGGGATACTGAACGCGATAGTTCATGGTGTGGAACGCCGTGCGAACGTCAGGCATAGACCGTTTATGCTCACGGGCATCTGCCTTTTCGACGGAGAACTCACGCGCCTTGGTGATGTTCACGAACACGTCTTCAATGGTTTCACCGAACTCAAGGTAGCCTTTTTTGAGGTCCTTATACGGGTTATTAAAGACCGCCGACTTCACACGGGTTGCCGCGATTCTGTTCACCAAGGTGTTGATGAACTGGTTAGCAAGGGCGGGATAGCCGTACAGGACTTCACCAACTCTGGGAATGTCGCTTTCTTTTGTAATGGCAGGGACCTGATTCTGATATTCAAGGGAAGCGTTGGCCCTAATCGTATTAAGAATGTCAATCGTGGAAGCGTTGAGAGTAGTAACGCTAATTCTTCTAGGCATTTTATTCCTCCTTAAAAAGTGCCTCAAACGTCAGCGGACGTTCGTCATCTGAATCGTCTGCATAGTCATCGGAATCTGAGGCGGCGAAGAATCTGTCTTTATACCTTTGCCGCCATGCGGCGTCATTTTGTTCATATTTAGTTTTCCAATCGGTCCCGCTATTTGCTTCCAGAGAATCAATTGAATCCGAAACATCTTCAATGATTGCCAGTGCGGAATCGTCCGTAGATTCCCCCACCACCCCGCGAATAGCTTCAAGCAGTTCCGCTTTAGTTTTAACGGCCATTCACCATGTCCTCCTTTTCAAATAAAACCAGATAGGCAATTTTTTTGACTTGCTTGGCTGAGGCCCCGGCGGATTAGTGTTGAAATAATCTGCCCACTTTTTGCACATTGTCAGTCTGTATGCATATGAATTTGCCGCAGACACGTTGTTCGGTTTTTCATACTTCAATTCAAACGCGCCGACAAGCTGTTCAAATGTGTAAGCCTCACCGCTAGAGGATTTACCAGCGATAAATTCGTCAAAGGTAATGTAATAAAAATCGTCAATATTTACACCGATGTTAGCAAACTGTGTTTTGTAGTAGTTGTACAGCCCAGAACCCCAGTTGCTACGAACGGTATCAAGGAAATACTGCGTCTGGGCCGCGCCGTCGGATGACTTGCCGGGCTGGTCCGAAAAGTTAGGGCCATATCCGATAGAGCCATACTTAGAAGCATTGGTAGAATTGATATACGATTTTGCAGGGGTAAAACCAAACAAGCCGTAACCGTGTTGCATGGGCGCAGAAGAAGACCACTCAACAAATTGAGCGTAGGTCGGTACATTGTCAGCTTCCCAACGCCAAGGGTTGCCGCCACCTTCGCCCATTACGTTTCCTAGCATGGCACAAATACTAGGCGCAGACCATCCCTTATCTTGGCACATAAAGTACATTTCTGTAGCGTTTGACTGCCCTTCTACTGTTGTATAGTTATAACCGCCTTTTGGCTTAGCATACCACGCCATACTCTATACCTCAAAATTAAGAATTAGCCCGCTAACCGTATTCAGATCGACGTTTACGGTTAGAACGCTTTTGTTGGTCGGTTCTTCTTTGCGGTTGTTATCGGCGTTTAAGAGCTTATTCACAATGGCCTGAACCTCAGCATAATTATACCCTGCTTTAGTTAGCCTTTTGCGACGTTCGTCGCCGTCCCCCCACTTGCCGATAATCACTTCACGCGCCACGGTTTCCAGCTTATTCATTTAAACCCCCTTTGTGTCCAGTTTGTCCACAAGCTGTTGCATTACAATAGTGTTATTTTGCAAAGCGTTCGTAAGATTGTTAATTTCAAGTTTGTGACTTTCCTGCTGTTTGTTGATATACCAGAAACAAATCAAACAAACCGCAATAGGAAAGCCAAGAGTTGCGATAATCTGGGTAATGCCATTCACGTCCATGCCACATTCACCCCCCTTCGCCCATAACTTATTATACCACAAGGGTTGACTTTTGTCAAGAAATATGATATAATAAACTGAGGGGGAGTGATTGTATTCATGTATACAAACCAGTATTATGACGGAACAAAGCTCCTCAGTTTGACCGACATAGACGGCAATAAGCCTGAAATTTATATGGTTACTACGAACCGAACAGGTGGTAAAACCACATATTTTGCGCGACTCTTGACAAAGCGTTTTCTTGCTCATGGTGAGAAATTCGCTATTTTGTACCGGTTCAATTATGAGCTTGATGATTGCGCGGACAAATTTTTTAAGGATGTTGGTTCTCTATTCTTTGCCGGAATGACTATGGAATCAAAGCGCAAAGCTAGAGGGATTTACCACGAACTTTTCTTGGATGAGAAGCCGTGCGGATATGCTATTTCGCTTAATAGTGCGGACCAGCTCAAGAAATATGCGCACTTATTCAGCGATGTTCAGCGTATGTTCTTTGATGAATTTCAAAGCGAAACTGACCACTATTGCAATGATGAAATACGTAAATTTCTGAGCATTCACACTAGTATTGCTAGAGGTCAGGGGAAGCAAACTAGGTATGTGCCTGTATATATGTGCGCAAACCCTGTGTCAATTGTTAACCCTTATTATGTCGAAATGGGAATAAGTGCAAGGCTCAAATCAGATACTAAGTTCCTGCGCGGCCATGGCTTCGTGCTTGAACAGGGTTACAATGAAAGTGCATCTGAAGCGTTAAAAGCAAGCGGTTTTAGCAAAGCGTTTGCAAGCAATTCCTATGTCGCTTATTCAGCAGAAAGTGCTTATTTAAATGACAACGTTGCATTCATCGAAACGCCACAAGGTAACTCAAGATACCTAGGCACACTTAGGTATATGGGCACAGACTATGCTTTAAGGGAATACCCAAATCAGGGGATTATTTACTGTGACAGGCGCGTAGATTCTACCTATCCTTATAGACTAACTGTGACTACAGAGGACCATCAAATTAACTATGTTATGCTTAATAAGTTTGATGATTTTGTATCGAATATGCGTTATTATTTCAAAAAAGGGTGCTTCCGATTTAAGGATATGCAATGCAAAGAGGCCGTAATTAGTGCCTTATCTTTCTAGCTATCTACCGGAGCTAATTTCACTGATGACAGCGGATAGCACGGATGGAATATGCCGCCGTATGTCATTATCGGCAATAGCTGGCCGCCTTGAAACCCCTCCGGCTAAGGATAGACATAACCCCTCACCGTTTTGGTGGGGGGTTATCTCATTTCAAAGGTTGTCGGTACAAGCAGGACGCCACCCGGTATACGTTTGGGAAGAAGTTTGCCAGGAATCCGAAGCCCAATTTTAAAGTCTTCTATTGTCCGTTTTGTCGCTAAAAAATCTGCTTCATCTTGGTTGGAAGACGTGTGCCCTCCCTCCATGGACTGCACAAAAAGGCTTTTACAGCTTTGCGGCATACCAGCGCACTTTAAATTGTAGTACGGTTCACAGTCTTCAAGGTCTTCCTTAACGACGTGTTCAATGTAGGTTTTCTGACGCACAAAATAGCCAATGTCCCAACAGCTTTCTAGCTTCCAGCAACAAAAATCTTTGTCGTGGACCTTAATGCCCTTAATGTCCTGTGGAGCTAAATCACAGTGAATACTGTCCGTGTCAGCATAGATAAACCCGGGGGAATCAACGCCGTGATAGTTCTTTTGGGCCGCGCGGATAGTGAAGTTTCTGGCATAGCTTGTAATGGCAGAACCCACGGCGATATAACCCGGCTTTTTGTCGTGGGCTGATACTGTTATGAAACCCAATGAATGGTCCTGTTTCGTGTACGCCACTTTAAAACTTGAATCCGTGCTACTTGCTAATTTGCCGTATAGATTATTTAGGAACAGCTTTGCTAGTTCGCGTTTAGCTCCCTTTGAAAGAAGTTTAATCTGCTTATATTTCTCTATGTATTCGTCAAAAACTCCTAGCGTTGTGGTAAACCAACACCCATCAAGCACTTCTAAATCTACCAGATTATAGTGCTCATTCAACAGATACCAGTCTGTGCAAGTCAGCGTCATTTCCACAATAGCAGGTCTTTCTTCACCGTCAAAATCAAGATACGAACGATAATGCTTCCCTGTTTTTGGGTCGTAGATATCGGACGTGGTTAGCATTTCAGTTGCGCTATAGCTGAATGAATGCTTGAGTTGTATAAAGGGTAGCTTGCCCTCCTTGATATAAAATCTGGTGCGGATACGCACAAAGAAAAAGTGTGAGTTTGCACAGGCTAACTCCGGTATTGGTCCTTTCCAAAAATGCGGCTGATGAATCGGATAAACGTTGCCAGAGTCAGAACTCATCATGCTAGGGTACAAGGAATTAACATCGGCAGTAGTCCCGCCACGCTTTATTTTATTTTCCTTGCCCTTGACCAAGTAGCACCAGCCGCCACGATATGATTTTCGGATATATTCGCCAGCATTTTCCGCTCCAAACGATTCATCTAGTGGGAAGTCGTATAGATTAGGAAACAGTTCATCATATGTTTCAGCTTTGAGGCTTTTTTTAAATTCATCTAGGCAACAGCTACCTATTGTTAACTTGGTATGCCCTTCGCTGAACATAATTTCAAGTGCTTCCTTAACAACTAGAACGTCGTTGGCAATATATTCTCTTTCTTCTGGTGTTATATCACAGCCGGGATATCTAAGCCCTTCGTATTCCATGTCAAGCTTTTGGTGCTTCGTTCGGAAAGATTGACCAATCCGTTTGACAGAAAATGGTAGTAGCTTTAAGCTGTCGCGGAACTCGATGAACTTTCGTCCGACTTTTACAACGATACTATACCATTGGCCCATGTCACTAATACTATAGCGAACGGTATTTGGCTCCATATCCCATTTTGAACGCCAAACGATGGTCTCAGGATTTTTCCCGTCCCAATCGTAAGCCTGTTTTATATTTAAAACGTTGATGAGGTAGTCCAACCAGAAAGCGCCGTCAAATTTTAGGTTATGGTAGTAGACAATTAAATCAGCCTTTAAGCTCTTGAAGTATTCCCATTGCTGTTCAATGCTTCCGTCGATTCTAACATCTTCACTTCCTAATTCGACGGAAGCCGCCGCCCAAACCTGCGTGTCTGTCTGCCCTGAGTAAACGGTTGTCTCGAAGTCTGCAACAAGATATTTATATCTCCTCTTCGCCATAGCCTTGCATCTCCCCATACGCCGTTATTTCTTTATTTTCGTCTAGCGATAGTGGAGTGCCCTTGATGATACGTTGGAAGTCATGAAGCGCGGCATTTACAACCTCGCTGTCTTTGTACATTTGCACAACATACATAGCACGGTTTATATCGTCTGCGTTTTCTTCTAGCCGTGCGGCTACAGCGTCGCGCCCTTCTTCGTCTATTTGGTTCCACAACATTTCCATAAGTGCGTCGTTGTGAATATTTGCTATGGCTTTGCGGGACGGTGCCCACTTATCTAATGGCGCAAAGTGACGGATATCATGTTGGACCTGTTCCAGCACCAAATCTGCTTGGGACGGAAGATATGCCTGATTTTCCGGCTCTACCCACGTTCCGGCTTTCTTGGCAATGCCTTTTTCGGCGGCACGTCTGCGCTCTAGCTTGCGGCCCTCTTGGCCTGATAAAATTTCACCAGTCTGTTCATCCAGATACAAAGCGCGTTTATATAGCCGTTCAGGTGTCCAGCCTTTCAGGCGCATAACATCACGCTTGGTTGGCTTTTTACCCTCTGGCAAAAATACGTCTGGATAGTCAAACTGGAAGCCACGTTTGCTTGCATTGGTTACGAAATTATATATGCGGCGTTGTTCATGTTTAAAGGCTTTTTCAAGGTCAGTTTTCTTTTTCTTCGCCATGGGAACCAAACCTCGCTCTCCTGTTACGCATTTCCGTCTCAATATTGTTCAAAATTCGGCGTTTGGGCGGAGCCTAAGCCCCGCCCTTTGTCGTTTACACCAGAGAACAGGTGATGAAATACTTGCCCGAATAGTTACGGGATTCTGCACGATACACGTCAACCACGATATCTTCACCATCATCCTTGCAGGCTTCCCAGATATCCTGCAAAGCGCTGATAAAAGTAGCGGAACCCGTGGTGAATTTCTCACCTTCCTTGTTGACAATGACGCACTTGTTGTATTCCTTGGATTCACTCTTTTCATTTTGGACATGGAGCACGGCCCAATAGTCGATATTCAGAGTGAAATCACCACCAGCAAGCAGTTCGTCGATCTTGGTCGCGTTGGTGAAGTCAGCAAGCTTGAGAATTTCGCGCTTTGTGAAGTCGCGGGAAGCGGAAAGAAGTTCAGTCTTGATAGCCATAATTTAACCCTCCTTGGCAGTCTTCTCGACCTTGGTAGCAAGCTCCAAGAACTTCTGCTCATCCAGCGCGTAGAGGTCTTCGCGGACGCGCATTCCAAGAGCCTTGAGGAACTTGCGGTCTTCGTTGTCGTATACTTCGGAAATGACAACGTTCGGCTTCTTTTCCTTGGACAGGTCGCCGCTAACCACAATTGTGGTGTTGTACGGCTCAGCGTTGTTGAGGTCGATTGCAAAAATGTCAACCTCAGTGGTGGTGATGGTGCGAGTGATGATACGCTTTTTCATTGTTTTTGCTCCTTTACAGCATAATTTTTCGGGCGGCCAGGAGTTGAACCCAGCTAAGACGGTTCGCCCGGTATCGGGAGCTTTAATGCTCCCGCTGTCGAAGCATTTCCTTAGTCCATACGCGCAAGCGCGTTACTGCCATACAGATTCTACGAATTTTACAAATCCAGCATTTTCCGCAACAGGAATGTCTTGCTAAAGCACTAGCGGCGAAAGAGTTAATTTCTCTTAAAGTTTCTTCATCTAGTGCTTCCGCTTCTTCCTTAGTAAACAGAGTTTCTACCATGCGAATGAATCACCACCAAAGAGAGAATAAGCTTCAATTTGAGGAAGAATGTTTTCAATTATAAGGACGTCTGCATAGTCAGATGGGCGATTAAGCCTGGCATCTTCAAGGACATTGCGGACAGCTTGCACGAAATGTTGCAATAACATCCTATCAAGCATGGTTCTTCACTCCCCCTCTCTAGCCAAGTAACCGTCAATAAAGGATATGGCGTTTTCAATGTCTCTACAGACGGTTTTGCAGGCACAAGGATAATCAATACAAAATGCGCAATCGCTTGTCTGTATTTTTGATTGCGAGAATTTTAGGGCATTGCGCAATATGCGGGCCTCGATTACGTCACCTTTTACGCCGTGCCGAAGATACAACTTAATCATGAATTAACTCCCCTTTCGTTAAATTAACGTGCGTTTCATACGTCGGCGTGATATAAATTCCGTGCATTTCTTTATTAGACCAATAATAAATAGCGGCTGTAAATAGCATACTATTCGCCGTGCATACTGTAGCCATTCCGCCAAGAGATTCAGCACGGTTTTTAATCTCATCCCATATAGCACGCTTAGCGGCGCTAGGATTCTTGTATGCTTGCAGTAGGTCCTTTGTATCTCCGAAGTGGAAATACAGCCTTGCATAGGCGTTCTTTTCATGCTGTTTCATTTTAAGTTGCCCCTTGTAATTGGTAGTAGCCTTTTCAGGCCCCGACGGCCCGTAGGCCGTTTCGTCTTAATTTTCAAAGACTCATCAGGGGGCTTATTCAAACCAATCGCCGAACTTCGTCATGAAATGGTTTACGGTGTGATTAGCCTCTGCTAGTGCCCACTTCGTGGAGCGCTTTTCCATAATAGCCGTGTACGCCTGAGCTTTAACGTCGCTTTCAACCTTTTTGGCCTTGCCGCTCTTTTCCATGATTCTAATAAGGTACATTGTCTCATGGTTGTGGATCGCATCGGCTTCAATGATTGCCTCAGAGATGGTCTTTGCGTTCAAAGCGCGATATTCAACAAACCTTGGACTGTATGACGCCCTATAATCGATATATAATGTGTATTTCATTTCAATTTCACCTCATAATTGGCAGTAGCCTTTTCGGCCGTTTCGTATCAATTCTCAGATACTCGCCATGGACTTAAATATCGTCTGTTTCGCCGATTCTCAATCGGGACATTGGTTTAAACAGCAGGTCAAGGACGTCGTTATTATCGTGTAGAAGCTCCATCGAAAGACCCTCGCCAGCTTCGAAAATTTCTGTCCGATAGATAAAGTGCGGACGAACGTGCCGGACGGCTTCGCAGTTGGTGACGCTGAGCATTCTTGTGAAGCCGTTGAACTCAATGACTTTTTCAAGCCTCAGCAGTTCGGTGAATGACTGCACACCAACGGAAAATTCGCGACCGTTCCACGTGTCAATATCTACTTTGTACATTGTTTTTATCTCCTCTCTTTATGTCTTTATTATACCATATTTTATTCGGTTTGTCAAGCACTTTTTTCTTTTTTCTTGAATTTCTTTTTTCTGTTTTCTTTGGGTCACTTCCTTTTTCTTTATGGTCCTATTATAGCATGAATAACCGGGCTTGTCAAGCTATTTCTAAGATAATTTTGCACAAAAATAAAAGACTTTTTTGGGGGAAATGACAAGGGGGGTGCTTGCAAACCTAATTCACC